GGATGCAATCCTAATTCAGTTTCCTGCTTATATCAATGCTCATACAGATTTGGTCAAACATTTCCAACAGATGCCCGAACTCGCGTATCGTCAAGCTAATGTTTGTCTGCCAACTATCCGTGCAACGAAAGGCATGAAAATGCTAACAATGCTCGGTAATACGGCAGCAAAATTCACAGCTGTGACTTTGTCGACCCCGGACGGAGAATTCAGAATTCGCGATAGTATCCAATACAAATTGAATACAATTGCTGGAGATTGTGGAGCACCAGTCATTGCTCAAGAAAAGTCATGCATTCGCAAGATTTGCGGCATTCATATTGCCGGAGCAGACGATGGTAGTACAGCTTACGGACAATCTGTAACCCGTGCTGACTTGGAACACACCCTTGATAAATTTGGAAAGATGGTTGTTACTGACGCAGACAATTTGCCCAACTTTACAGTAGTGCCTAGCACTCTGCAAATGGAGGAAGAATATACTGCGGAGGAAGTAAGAAGCATACTCGGCCTTGCGGCTGAAACTTTCTATTTCTTGGGAGGTTGTTCGAGTTCGCTCTCCAACCCCACCAAAACCGATATCGCGCCTTCGCTGATCCACAACACGTACTCAGCGCCGAACACGAAACCCGCTTTCTTACGACACAAGGAAGTGAACATCATGCATACGAATCTCGAAAAATGCGGTGTCAATACGCCGTACATCCCTCGATGGGAAGTAGAGAGAGCTGTGGCAGAAGTTTCTCAAAAGTTGCTTTCTGGTCGCGTACCTGAACTCGCAAGAGTTTTTACGCTGGAAGAGGCAATTCAAGGAACGTCTGACTCAGTGTTCGCTGCACCTATGAACCGATCATCTTCTGCCGGTTACCCTTGGGTATTGGACAGACCGATGAATAAACCTGGCAAAACTGCTTGGTTAGGTTCTGATGCATATGAAATTGCAGATGAAGTTCGTGACGTGGTGAACAGACGTACCGATCTTGCTCGTAAAGGAGAAAGGATGGCAACGATTTGGACTGACACGTTGAAAGACGAAAGGCGGCCCATCGCCAAAGTCGACGCCCTAAAAACCAGAGTGTTTTCCACGGGTCCTTTTGATTACACGTTGGTTTTCCGACAGTATTTCTTGGGATTCATGGCTAATGTCATGGAGAATAGGATCGACAATGAACAATCCATTGGAACTAATCCATTTGGATTTGATTGGTCAAGAACAGCAAAGAAGCTGCGTAAGTATGGATCCAAAGTATTCGCTGGAGATTTCTCAACTTTCGATGGCACTCTGAACTCATGTATCATGAGCGCCTTCGTTGACGTCATTAACAATTATTATGATGACGGAGAGGAAAATGCACTAATCCGGAAAGTTCTCTTCCTGGACGTTTACAACTCGATCCATCTTTGCCAGGGCAAATACTACGGTGTGACTCATTCGCAACCTTCAGGTAACCCGATAACTACTGTTTTGAACAGTTTTTATAATTCGGTTTCCATGAGGATTGCTTATTATCGCGCTGCCGTTGCTGCCGGTTTCACCG